AAAAGAAGTTAGCACCTCTTGTTAATCTTAGCTATGCTCAATCTAGCAATTTAGCTACTGAAAGTGAGCGTCAGGCAGTACAGAATGTTTACAGAAAAGCGGCTGTTGCTTCTTATGCATCTGCTAAAGTAAATGACATTAATGACCAAGCACAACAGTCATTTCTTAGAAATGAAGCTAACCCAGATGGCGTACAGGCCGATTTTGCTGGATACCTTGAAGGTTTAGAAAAATCTGTAGAGCCAGAAGTTTTTGCACAGCTTGCCCCAAAAGCTGAAGCGGCATTTTTATCTGCATCTAACAAAGCATTGGCCAACCTACAAATACAGGTAAATGCTGAGAGCAAACAAAATCTTTCAACACAGTTTACTACTAACTTCCAAGAAGTAGGAAAGTTATTAGCCGTAGGTAGCGGTGCAGAAGAAGGCTCTGACGAGTACGAACTTTACTCAGAAAGAGTACAAGAAATAATGGCAGAGAATGCTGAGATTCTTGAAAACATTCAGCAGTTTAATGCAACGCCAAAAGAAATAGATACACTTCAAACTGCTCAGTCAATGCATATTGCAAAAGCAATAGGCGAGTCTTTTATTGAAAAAGTTTATATGGAAAATGGGAGTTACTCTCAGGCTTTATCTTCTATTGATCAGATAGCAGAAGAAATTAAAGACCCAAGAGTAAATACAGAGACTCTTAGAAAGACGCTAAAAGCTAGAGCATTTGAGCTTCATACAATAGACCAAGAGAGAGACAAGGAAGACGCAGAGTTTAGGGCTGATGTAAATCAAGAGATTACAAGATTAAGATTAGCTGGAATCAGTGTAAGCAGTATGCTGGATAATCCAACTCATCCTATCCATAACTTACAGCCTACTCAGATTGAGTATCATATTAACCAGAGCGAAGCTTCTTTTGATAAAGCCAACAAAGAAGCATATGATGCTCAGTTTCAGTTTTTAGACAACTGGCAACAAGCAATAGGCCAGCCAGAAGAAGATAATCTGTTCAAAAACTTTTCTGAAATAGCTAGGATGTATGACCAAGGGCTTGTTGACTTTGACTTGTTTTCTGCGGCTAAGGGTAAAATCAGAGAATATATAGATGCTGTTTTTGTGTCTCCTGATGCTAACAGAAGAGGGTTTATGATTGAAAGGGAGTTAAGTAATCTTAGCTCTTACACTGTTCATCCTCAGGTATTTATTGACCAAATGCCAGACCTTATAAAGTTAAATGTTATTGGTAAAGACAGAACATATGAAAGTGAGTCTGCTTATCTAAATGCTGTAGAATCTTACTCTACTAAGTTTGAGACACTCTCAACACAAAGAATGCAAGCCAAAGAGAGTCTTGGAAAAGCTTTGCAGTCAATCCACCTTTCTGATTCAGAAATACTAGATGTAAGAAATAGCTTTCCTCAGTACAAAGCAATATTGTCAGATGGAAGTGTACTAGAGCCTAGCTTTATAACAGAAGATGAAAATCTATTGCAGGCTTCTATGGATGCGGCTGATAGATTTGCTATAGAAACTAATGGTTTATTGTTCCCAGAGGTCAAAGAAATGATGTCTGGTGCGTATAAAAATCCTGTTTTGCTAGACACTATGCTTAGAACAATGGGACAAATTGTTACTGGCATGCAAAGAGAATATGGTGGAGACAGAAGCCAACACTTTTATGATTTGCTAGAAACAAATAATTTTTCAGATGCAGAGCAGTCTTTCTTACTAGATGCTTTGGCGACATCACCTGAACTTGCTATTGAAGCAAACAAAGGAACTACTGGCGCACAAGCTGTTAATGTAGATAAAATAATTAAAAATTATCTTGGTAGCAACTTAGAAGGTGAGCTTACTTCTGATGCTTCTGACAGATTTGTTCAAGAAGTTTTTACAGAAGCTATGACTGGATTTAATTTTTACAGAATGCTTAATCCAAAGATTAGTGAAAAAGACCAAGCAATGCTAGATGAATTGGCTTTGTCTACTGGCATTAAATCTAGAGAGCTAAGAAACGCTACCATTGGAAACGAAAGAACATTTAATGTTCTAAAAGGTATTTTCTACAGTAAACTTGCTAACACAAGAGGTGCTGGGAATCCAAAGCAAGCTATGAGACAGGCTATGGTTAAGCTTGGCAAAAGGTTTGGCTTTCAAAAAAATACTGTTACTGGCGAGATAGAATTAATAGAACGCCCTATTTTACATTATGCACAATCCTCCGTTCCTACAAGAAGAACACTGTCTGGAAGGCAAATACCTGTTGCTACAATAACAGAAGAAATGATTATTGAGGATGTTGTTAGAAAATGGTTAGGAAGTGATACACCAGAAGTGCCAAGGGTCGGAGACCCAACATTAGACAAGTATGTAAAAGCGGCATTAGACCCAAACAATGGATTTGGTTCTGACATAAACTTTTATGCTAATGACAATTTTGGTGGCAAACAAACTTATAAAGTAGTGCTTACAGACCATTACCAAAATCCAACTGTTTTGTATGAAGAGTATTCATTCGATTGGGATACTTCAGTACATTCTAAAAGATTTAAGGAAGTGCTTGATAATATACAGACAAATAAAATGAAGTCTCTTTGGTCTTCTTTTGGCTTGCTTGACCAATCCTTGATTAATACTGGACTGAAAGGCTATAGCAGTAGAGCCGCTAAAGCCGCAAGTTATATGAATATTGTCAGTAATCTTGATTATTTAAGGTTGCTTACAAGTCCAGGGGCTACTCCTGAGTTTCAGGAAAGTTTGGGTCAGCCATTTACTAGTGAAGAACTTGAAGACTTCCTTTACATTTTTGACCAGATCAGAACAGTGGGATACAAATAATGGAATCTTGGATTGAAGAATATATGAAGCTACTTGCCAAGCACGAGGGTACTCGTGGAGCAAGGGCTATAGAAGGTGGTGGATATACAAGAGGCTATGGATTAACAGATTTAGCTCAAAGCTTTATGCAAACTAGAGGTGCTAAAGCTGATGAAATGTCAGACAAAGAACTTGCTAAAGAATATGTTCTTTGGAATGCAGAGCAGATTAAATCTAAGTATGACAACTACGAGCAATGGCCTGACTCAGTAAAGATGGCGGCTGTTGATTTGCAGTATAATGGCGGTGATGTAACAAGATTTAAGAACTTTGATACAGCACTTAGAGAAGGGCGTTGGCAAGATGCTTTAGGCGAAACGCTAGATGTTGTAGGTGCTAATGACCCAGAAACAGGCAAGCGTGGTGCTTTGCGTGGTTTAGGCAATAGAAGATTCGATATATATAACATCGTAGCAGATGATGTTGGCTTTGAAAAAATACAGTCATTAGAAGTTATACAAGATGGAGACTCTTCTATATTTTCTTATACACTGGAAGGTGGCTCTACTATAGACAAAGCTATTAGTGTGCCTATACACACAGCTTCTGGTGCATATGATTCCGTAAAAAAAAAGACTTTAGAGCTTGATATACCTTTACCAGAGGAAGGTTCTTTTCAAGCGTTGTTTCCACAGCCATCTCTTGAAGGTACTCAAGATATAGAGATACCTTCATTAGAATCAGGTCAAGAGTGGGAACAGTTTTTTGAAGAAGAAAACAATTCTATCAAAGCAACAGATTCTTTTTCAGTACCATCTGACTTTAACCCAAGCGCAGATTTGCTTAAGCGTTCTCAGGACTTAGACTTATTTAACTTTAAGGATGAGCAACCTACAATAGAGCCAGACCAAACTCCTGATAAAATAGTTGAAGACCCTAACTTTGATTTTAACAGAAGAAGGATGAGATATGGTGAGCTTCAACGTAGCCGTATAGGTGACGACCAGTACGACTATGATATGTTTACACCAAATACATCTGAGGTAGCTTTTGCCGCAATGAGGCAATATAATCTTATGCCAGCTCTTTATAGGTTGGGCAAGGATATGTTTGACCCAAACAGAAGGCCACAAGAAGGTTACAGTGCTTTCAAAGATAGAAAATTAAAGAAAATAGTGGGAGAAGAAGGTTTATTTTTCTTTCGTCATTCTCAAAGTCACTATGAGTCTATGCAAAAACTAGAACGCATGGAATCTGATATGAGAGATGCTGAAATGGTTCAAAGAAGTAGGTCTGGAACAGGACTTAGTGTTGGTGCGGCTGTTCTTGATCCTAGTTTTTTCTTACCTTTTACTGGTGCTAGAGGCGTATCTAGAATGCATAGGTTTTCAAAAGGATTTATAGCTAACTATGCCGCAACTGGTGCTGTGCAAGCTGTTATCGAAGCTAAAAATGAATCAAGAGATGCACAGATAGCTTTCTTAGGCGTAATGGGTGCGGCTGTTTTAGGTGGTGCTATGTCTGCGGGGCTTGGAAAAGGTTTTACGGCACAACAGCTTGCAGAATATAAAATTGGCCAAGAAAATCTTAGAGTAAATTTACTTAAACAACCGTCACGTTACAGCGCAAAAGAACTAAAAGAACTTAAACAGATAGCTTCTGCTGGTTCAGCTATTAGCCCAGAGCTTGCCAGAACAAATGCATACAGAATGTTAGAGCAAGAAGGACTTGAAGCAACTGGCATAGGCATTGAACGTCTTGGTTGGAATCCAACAATAAGAATGTTTAAGAGTGCAAATCCTATTGTAAGAGAGCTTGCACCAGAGCTTGTCGATGTGGGCGGCTTGATGCAAAAGAAGGTTCGTCAGGGTACTGAGATGAAGCAGTCTGTAGAAACTACCTTTAGAACCACATATTATCCTTCTGTATTAGAAGCTGTTAGAGTGGCTGATACTGCTTACCTTAGATACAGAAACAGAGCAGTGCCTACTGGTGAAGTTGGCAGAGCCTTTGAGATGATGAAAGTAAGAGGCAGTGACTTGTTCAAACGTAATGATGGGACTCTTACAGAAGTAGAATTTAGAAACCGTGTTGGATACGCAATGCGTAGAGGTGATGTGGATAACTACGGTGATGCCGCATCTGACTATGTTACTCAAGCGGCTCAAGGATATAGAAAAGTATTTAATAAAGTAAAAGACGAAGCCAATAGTGTTCGTCTATTTGAAAGAGAAATGTCTAGAGAGTTAGCGATTGCCAGAAGAGCTGGTGATGCTGGAAGAATACGCAAACTTGAAGATGATATTGCTAGACTGAGAGAGCATGGTGTTACTACTAATACAGCAATTAGTTATGTTCCTAGAATATATCGTATAGACAAAATAGAGCAAAATGTTCCTAGATTCTTAAATATTGTAAAACGTCACTTAATGTCTACAAACAGAGCTATGTCTGGCACAGAAGCTGATAGAATAGCCGCAGAAATACTAGATACCGTAACAAGACGTAAGCCTTTTATTGATTATGAAAGTGCTACTGATGCTCTTGATTGGCTTAAAGCACCATCTGGCGCACAGGCTAGGTCTCTTAATATACCAGATGAAGTATTAGAAGAGTTTCTTGAAAGCGATATAGAAGCTTTAATGCGTACTCATGTTAAGACTATGGGTATGGATATTGAGCTTACTCGTAAGTTTGGTGACTCATCTTTAGAAGATGTAATCGGTCAGGTAGAAAGAGAGTATCAGAGGCTAATTTCTGAAACCCAAGACTTCAAAAGAAGGTCTCAGTTAGCTGAAGGATTAGAGAACGACATAAGAGACATAAGAGGTCTAAGAGATAGGCTTAGGGGTACATATGGTGCATCTAAAGACCCTCACCAGCTTTCCAGCAGATTTGTTCGTGTAATGAAGTCGTTCAATGTTCTTACATCTATGGGCAGTGCTGTTGTTTCTTCTGTTCCTGATATAGCTAGAGTTGCTATGGTTGAAGGTTTTTTGAATGCCTATGGCAGAGGATTTATGTCTTACTTTGATGAGTCTGCAAAGATAGTAAGGCAAATGTCTAAGCCAGAACTGGAAAAAGCAGCAATAGGTGTTGATGCGGCACTAGGATTAAGAGCGCATGCAATGTCTGATATGGGTGATTTGTTTGGCAACAGGTACACTATTGAACGTGCATTGAATGATGCAACTGGCATGTTTTTCTTTATGAACGGTCTTAACATATGGAATCAGGTTCTTAAGGAAATGGCTGGTAATGTCACTATGTTAAGAATGACAGAGTCCATAATGGCAAGCGGTGGCTGGACTAGCTTAACTAGAGTACAAAAAGAAAAGCTACTGAAAAATGGTATTGGTCGCCAAGATTATGACATAATGCGTATGAACATAACGAATCATGGTGAGCAAGTACGTGGTGAATGGTTGCCAAATACAGATGGCTGGACAAATGCTACACAAAGGCTGAAATTTAGAAACGCACTCAACCAGAATGTTGAGCGTATCATTGTGACCCCTGGGGCTGGTGATAGAGCATTGTGGACATCTACAGAGTTTGGCTCTTTGCTTACTCAGTTTAAGTCTTATGGTCAGGGTGCTATGGTTCGTATGCTTACCTCTGGTTTGCAAGAAAAGGATGCGGCTTTCTGGCAAGGTGCATTTATGATTGTTGGTCTTGCTGGAATAGTCAATGAAATCAAGAGAAAGCAGTATGGTATGGATAGTTACGAGTCTTTTGACCAGAAGCTAATAAATGCTATAGACAGGTCTGGACTTCTTGGTTGGTTTACTGATGCAAACAATGGATTAGAAAAGCTTAGTGATTATCAGCTAGGTATGCGTCCACTGCTTACAGACCAAGCTTCATATCCTGTTCATACTACAGCAAAAGCTGGTGCTGTATTAGGTCCTGCGGCAAGTACATCTCTTAATAGCCTAAGTGTATTTAGCGATATGCTAACAGGCAATGTTACTAGAGATACTGCACAAGACCTTAGGTTTATATTCCCTACTGGAAACCTGTTTTACCTTGATCCTGTTATGGATGGTGTATTTGGTGAGGGAAGAACAGTAAGTAATGTGAATAGACAGCAATAAGCCAATAGGAGAAAGATAAGCTATGGCTACTATATCAATAGCAGATAATGATGCGAGAGTACAATATACTCAGGCGGTTACGGCTGGGACTACTCAGCTTACGATTGATTTCCCTTTCTTCGACAATGACGATATTA